TTATTAAAGAGAGTACCGAAACCGATAACTGTCTTTCTTAATATCTCATGATAGAAATAAGTACCTAACATATCAAAGCTTTCTAACTATTTAGAATGTTCCGAACGGATTGCCCTCAGAGAAGTCTAAAATTGCATCCGCCTCAGTCTCAAAGTTTGCATTATCGTTATATTGATTTGCCTTAAACTCGTCATTTGGATAACTGTTTGGTTGATCATAACTCACAGATTCGATGATATAAACTGCACCAGATTCAAGTCCTGTGATTCTTTCACCAACTTGAAACTCCATTGCGGTAAGCATACTTACATCAAGAGTTCTAGAACTTTCATCCCAAACTTTAACTCTTGCGGTTTCACCAGAACTTGAAGATACTTGAACAGTTTCATTAAAGATATAATTACCATCTGCGATTGTGGATGCAACACCAATCGTAATTGTTGGTGCAACAGTGTATCCAGCACCAGCATTACTAATTCTAACAGCACTAATCGTTCCACCAACCATGACCGCTTCCGCAGTTGCATTAGTTCCTCCAGATGGTGCTGTAGAAATTGATACATTTGGAGTTGTAGTGTAACCTGATCCACCAGACGTAATGGTAACAATACCTACAGAACCTAGAGATGTAATGCCAGCGGTTGCTATACCAGTGCCTGGCACGGTTACAGTGGGTATTCCGATATATCCACTGCCAGGATTGATTAAAAGAATTCTGTCGATAGATTTAGCAGTTGCGATACCAGATCTCTCTGTCATGATTGCAACAGCTGTGGCATCTGTGCCAGGCGAAGTAGTAATACCTATGGTTGGTGCAGCAGCATATCCGAATCCATCATTCTGTAAGAATATCTGTTGAACCGCACCAAATGCTAGAGTAGTAGTCGCAGTTGCAGTGCTACCGATACCAGCAAGAATTAGTCTTGCAGCATAACCATCTGTCTGGACAACCTTATCAATTTTCTCAATGTTGGTATCGATAACCTCATCTTCATATTCAAATACTTCACATGTAAGTTGATATGTATAATTTTTTCTTAATTGATAGTTTGGTTTTTCAAATTCAACATATTTAATTTCAAATAATTTTTTACCTAAAGGTGCAAAAATTAAATCACCCTCTCTTGGACGATTTGATATTTCATAATCATCTTCCTGTTGTTCTAGAAAAGGTGCAACTGACTCCTCAAATCTTTCTCTTGAGATTACGAATGTAGCTTCAGTTGTAACTCGGATACCAAATTTTGTCAATATATCTCCCTGTCCAGCATACCCATCAACATTCATGAGATATGCTTCGAGAGGAAATGCCTGATCAAATCTTGATTCAGTCACCTCTCTCATGATAGTTCTGGATGTCATCAACTTACGAGGAATGTAATGACACTCTTGTCCGTACATTCTTAACTGTTCATTAATTAAGTCTTGTACTAAACCTTGTTCTGACTCAGAACCCTGTAGGAAAAAAGGATTTAACATTACCCAATCATATCTAGTGGAGGCATTTCGTAATCAGTTGCCATCTTAGCTCTGATTTCATCTAACTCTCTGACACCATCATCATAAATTTGACGACCATTTAATTGAATACCGCCAGGCAATTGAACACCTTGAAACTTGATTAAGTTTTGTCCCCATTGTTTTTTACACAAAGCAGTGAAATATCTTTTTAAAAACTGGTCGTTATAAACTTTAGTAAAATCATTAGGATCTAATATTCTAAAACAATCAATTACAAAATGATCTCCAACATTTATAGTTTTAAAATCAGTATCAATATATAACCTATCTTGACGAATGTTAAATCTAAACTTCATATCAGGATTCAATAAGAAAGTAATATCTTCAAGATATGTTTGAACCATTGAATATTGAAGAAGATCAATAGAACCAAACTGATATAAGTCATTCAAAAACAATTGATATTTAATATTAAACAGACCATCATAAACGGTATCTGATCTAATTTTAAATATTTGATTAACTCCAATCACAGAGGGAGGCATTTGCAAATAATTTTGATTCTCTTCAAAATTAAAGGTGGTTGATAAACCAACTGTTGAAGTTCCAGTGGTTGTTGTAATTCCAGCGTTTTTATCTCCCCCTCTCGCTTCTCCTCTATCAATATCCTCTTGTGTAATTTTATACTTCAAGTACATTCTTACGATACCATCGTAATGTCTCTCTTGATATACTTGAATAGCATCATCTAACAGATCAGAAAATTGTTCATCTGCGACGTTAATTTCTAAGACAGGAAAACCAAGCTGTCTTTTTGCGTAATCTATTAAACCATCTCTAGAACTTGGTTGAGCCATTATTCACCTCTATGTTGAAATACCTGATCTAACAAGCACGTTACCTTCTATAATTTTAAAGAAAGTAGAACCAGAACTCACATTTACATCATATAGATATCTACCTTCAGCTAAACTTCTGGTAACTGTTGAACCCATTGATAAAGTCACTTTACCATCTGTAGTTCCAAGAGTTACACCAAAAGTATTTGCAGTTCCAATCACAGATTTTTTCATATTACTTCTACCAGTATGATTAGTAAAATTAATACTTGAACCAGCAGAGGTTTTAACTGTAAAAGTTGTGTTAAAATCAGCACCAGAAAATATGGTTAGATTTACACCCATTGGAACGGCAACATCTGGATCAAATGTGATTACCTGTTGTGCCATTTTTCTAATTATTTAGTTTTTGAACAAGGGTAGATAAAAGATCCTTAATTTCTCCTAACTCACCCTTCACGTTATCAAGATCTTTCTTCATTTTATCTAACTCCATATTTTTGTTTTCCATAACTTTCTTCCTTTGCATATATGCTAGATAAGATCTCTTATCTCGATTCACGATGGCTGTTGAGTCCTCATCTCGGTAAAGACCAGATTTACCCTCAACTGGAACGTAGTTACTCATGTTATGCTAATGCGATTGCTCTAAGATCTTTAATAAATGGTGGTTGTGCTTGATTACTACCAACCATATCTATCTTAATCTGGAACTTCGTAAATGGAGGTAATTCATCAATTGAAAACTTATAATCTTTAAATTCTAAACCAACTGAAGGTGTTACATTATCATCAGGTTTTCCGTTATTATTTGACTGATTGATAACATTACCAAATTGATCGATGTTGTCAAAGCCAGGGAATAATTCAAAGTCTCTATCGATACTATTTTCGGTTGATCCTTCGCTAATTGTTTTAAAGAATACACGAATATCAGATCCATTTCTTCGATATGAAGCAAATTGAACTGAAAGACTTGTTGCTGGATTATCTAATCTTACAAGTTTAGAAACATATGATGATCCAACTGGATCTTGACCAGTTTTATTAACTCTAGAATCAGTTGCAAAATTAGAAACTGGATTATTTAATCTATTAGTGGTTAATATCATTGCAACACGATCTAAATCAATCACAGGTGATACGTTTGAATCGGTGCTTGACATTAACACTTCAAGTGTCATTGACTTATTGCCTGGGAGATCATCTAATTGACGATCCTCATTTACTTTAGATGCAATCATTCGAGGTGTTTCAAAATGATTTTGTTCATCAATCGCAATCGCTTGGAATCCTTCATCTACAAATGATGACTCATTGCCTCCAACACTTGTTGCTGATATAGTTCTGACTCTAGTTCCAATAGATGTTCCATTTGGAGTTATAGTTTGAAGATTTGGTGTAAGTGTCTCAAACTGAACGTTTTGTGATGCAGTCACACTTGATCCGCCACCACGTTTTGTAGTTGAGAAGAAGCGATTTGGTAGTGATCCACCATTTCGATCCTCACCATCAGAGTCCATATCAACCTTAATATGATAGAAATCTAAATCTTTACTATTTGGAACAGTTGATGCTGGGCTATTCATGTCATGAGTTTTATTAATTCTTCTGAGAGAAACTCCAGAGAACTCATATTTCTTAATCTCATCACCAGATGAGTGACTTGATTTAGTTGTGCCATCAATTCCTCTGGTTGTAATACCAGTGATTGATCCATTTGCAACACCTGTATAAGATATAATTTCATTTCCAAGAAGAGCATATCCAAAGTTTGTTGTTCCAACACCAACACCTTCAAATGTTGAGAAGTTGGATGACGAAACCACAGAGATATCTGTTAAGGAATTATTCGCATAGTCAGCAGTTAGTTTTGTTGATGGGACATCAGATGCCACACCATCAATTTTAACTAAGTTATTAAACGCATGTAATCCATGAGATCTATGATCAACTTTAAAGTGTAATCCATCATTTGTCGAATCTACATCAATCGATGCGATTGTAGATCCACTTCCAACTGTTTTTCCATCAACACCGATTACAGTTGATCCATTATTATATCCAATTGTTCCGATACCTGTCACAAATGAACCTTGAATATTGTCAATAACTAAACTATTAGTTGCAGTGATTAATCCAACAGAAAGAACAGCGCCACTACCATTTCCAAGACCAAGTGTTCCAATTCCTAAAGTGTCACCAACTGCAAAGTTTTTACCACCATTTGTAAATGTAACGACGCCAATGACTCCATTATTCACAGTTACATTACCAATAATTCCTGTTCCTTCTCCAGTTTGAGTGACCATTGGAACATCTGAATATGTCAAAACTCCATTAGAAGGTGTATAACCAACGCCAGGATTCACAATTGTTACATCATTTGATCCGTTAATTGTCGCAATACCAGCAACGTTAATTAAAGTAGCAGATGCGTTTAAATTATCAAACTGACTAATTGTGACGCCTGGAACTAATCCAGCAGCGGGAGTCGTTGATAATGCTGTTGCTAATCCAACCACCGCTTTTCTGGATAGTGATTGAATTGAATTGTCAGGTAATGTAATTATTTGATCATTACCTTCAGATAACTCTGGACTAAAGAATCTACCTACACTTGGATTAGTGTTGAAAACAGCTCTGCGAATAACAAATTTTAAATCTTCAAACTGACTTGCATCCCAAGTTACACCATTTTGAGATTTAAATAAAGATCCTAAGTATGGTTGCTGACTAATAATAACTTGTTGTTCATCAGGTAATCCAACTGTGGATATATCCACTTCACCCATTCTGGATATCCAAGCTTCATAATTTTCTGAAGCAGATATTAAAACAAGAGCATAACGTGACTCACCTTGTAAATAAATTGGCGATTCAAATGTAAATGTAGTCGCAGCTGTTCCATCTTCAGATATATTTACATCTGCTGGATCTTTAACCACAACACTAAATGGTAATATCTTGGATGTAGGTAATCCAGTTTCAACCGTTCTAATCTGTAATGTCACAGGTAATTCATCATCTTTTGAACGGAAGAAACAATCAACTGATGTGAGAAAGATACCACTTGTGTCATTAACAGTAAATGTTTGTGCTAATGGATCATCATCCTCCCACCAGAAAACTGGAACTTCAACCACTCTTTCAACAATTCTTTCAACCTCAACTTCTCTGATTACTTCTACCTCTTGAATCTCAGTAACAGTTTCAACTAAATTTCTAATACCTGTGAGTGATTGATTAGTAGCGACCTGTCGTGTGATTCTATCATTAATGACTCTCTGTTCATCAACATTTAATCTTTCAATCTGTGGAACTTTGGTGCTTAAAATACTTTCCTGAGTTGTTTC